TTATTTTTAGATTTAAGAAAAAAACAATATTATATAAAACCATCCGAAATAAAAAGGGAAAAAAGAAATTTAGCAAAATCAAGAGCTAAATACCAAATTCTAAAAGAAAAAAATAAAAATAATCATTAATACTCATCAAAAAATAATTGACAAATTATTTGAATATTTGGATTTTTTACAAACACCACATCCAAATTTTAACAATATGCCAATATGTCCTTTTATACAAGGAGATTTACATACTGACAATATTCAATTTATTGTTTACAATTCATCTATGGATAAATCATTGGTGGACATAGTAAAAGAATGGAAAGAATCCAGATTTAAAACAGGGTTAGTGTTACATGTTGGTGATGATTTAAAAACAATAAAAAGAAAACCATATCAAAAATTTTTGAATGAACAATTAAGAGAAAATGGTATGGGTGATATCAAAATATTATTATTTTCACCATTTGAAGATTTTAATATAACAGGTGTAGATACACGAAAACAAGCCCCATGTATGTTATACAATTTAGCCACACGAGAGGATTTATCAAAAGCTCAAAAGAAATTACAAAAAACTAAATGGTATGATAACCTATTAACAGAGGATTTTAAAAAGTTAAATATTAAGAAAAAAATACTGTAATTTTTTTAAATTTATATATTTATAGATATACAAATCAATACACCGTCGTTATCTATATACGGTGTCTAAATATAACTTAACATTATTAAGTTTCCTGAATAAACTTATTCCAAAAAATACATTGAGGAGAATCGCAATGAGTGATTTATTAAAAGAAGCTATCGCTGATGCTAAAGCTGTTAGAGAAACTGCTTTACAGAATGCAAAGATGGCATTAGAAGAGGCATTTACACCTCAACTAAAATCAATGCTCTCTGCTAAACTAAAAGAAGAAGAACTTGAAGAAGAAGAAACTCCAGTTGTTAATGAAGAGGAAGATGATGAAGAAGAAGTTGAAGAATCATCTGAACCTGTTTCTGAAGACACTGTAGAAGAATCTGAAGAACCTGTTGAAGAATCTGAAGAACCTGTAGAAGAATCTGAAGTTTCTGAATTATCTGAAGAAGAAGATGATGAAGACGAAGAAGCTGAAGAAGGACGCTATAGTGAAGATGAAGAGGATGAAGAAGAGGTTGATGAGAGTGCTTTAGATCTTGAAGCTATAATCAGAGAACTTGAAGACGAAGTCAATGAAGGTGAACATGAAGACGATGAAGACGAAGCTGAAGAAGGCCGAGGAATCAAAGAAGATGACGAGGAAGATGAAGAAGCTGAAGAAGGTCGTGGTGATGTCGATGAAGAGTATGAAATCGATGAAGCCGCTCTTGAAGAAGACGAAGAAATAGAAGAAGAATACGATAAATCTTCTGGAATTGGCAAAAGTGACAATTCTGTTGATAAAGTATCATCTTCTGCAATCGGATCTGGTAAAAAAGGCATGAAAGAATCTTCTGAGTTAGCAGCTGAATTAAAAGAATATAAAGAAGCTGTAAAATTCTTAAAAGGTAAACTTCACGAAGTTAACATCTTAAATGCTAAACTTTTGTTTACAAACAAATTGTTTAAAGAGTACGCTCTTAATAACAATCAAAAACTTAAAGTGGTCGAAACATTTGACAGAGCTCAAACTACAAGAGAGATTAAACTTGTTTACTCTACACTTGCAGAACAGTTCGGTGATAATGGTTCAATTGTAACTAAAAAATCAATTAGTGAATCAGCTAGTACATCTGTAGCATCAACTAAACCTTCTAAAGAAACAAAGAAAGTAATTTCTGAAGAAGTACAAGTTGCTAACAGATTTAAAAAACTTGCTGGTTTAATTAAATAATTATAGGAGAAATATATCATGGGAAACTATGTTAATGAGGCCCTTTTAGGGGCTAATCCTCATAAAAGTCAGAAAGAAGAAGCAGCTAAACTCGTTAATAAATGGGATAAGACTGGTCTTCTTGATGGTTTAAACGAGGATTTTCAAAAAAGTGGAATGGCTACTTTGCTTGAAAACCAAGCAAAACAGCTAGTTCAAGAAGCTGGTGTTTCAACAACAAATCCACGAAATACTACAAGTGAGGAAGAATGGTCAGGTGTGGCACTTCCATTAGTTCGTAGAATTTTTGGTGAAATTTGTTTCAGTTCAACCAATGAACCTACCATCTGGTCTGGTATTTTACTTAGACTTTAAATATGGTGAGTCTAATATGGGTAAAACTGCAGGTAATTCTTTAGGTGGTACAACTGGTGCTAAGACACCTATAGCTAGTAGAGATGCTCACGGTAAAGGTGGTCTTTATGGTGCTGGTACATTTGGATATTCACAAAATAGTGCATCCAAAGGTTTGGCACTTTCATCATCACTAGAGGCAGACACTAATGGTGCTACTGCAGCTCAAGTTGGTGCAGTATCTGCATCACAAGAAGCAGTTACAGGAGATGCAAGTAACTTTAATCAAAATACAGAACTTTCAGCTTCAATTGCAGCTGCTGGTGAACAATTAACTAAAATTGGTGTAGATTATAGTGAAACTCTTACTGATCCTGATTTACTATCGGTTAGAAGCTGGCAAGTTGTTTCATCTGCATTTACTATACAATCAGATCAAAAAGATGTTAATCAACTTAACTACGTAGATGAAGATGCTGGTGTTGCATATTTATATGTTTTATCAAAAACTGATAATCCAGCAAACGATGATGCAATAACAATAGAATATACAAAACAACCTGGTGAAGCTACAAGGGGTGACTTTGAGTCTACATCTGGTAAAGGTATGGAAATACCTGAAGTTGATCTACAATTAAATAGTTCAGCTATAGTTGCTAAAACAAGAAAACTAAAAGCTGTATGGACTCCTGAGTTAGCTCAAGACTTAAACGCTTACCATAGTGTAGACGCTGAAGCTGAGTTGACATCAATGTTGTCTGAATACATCTCAATGGAAATCGATTTAGAAATCCTTGATATGTTGATTGCAGATGCAACTACAACTGATTATTGGTCTGTGAAACAAGGATTTGATTACGATGGAAACTCAAGTGCATTCGTAAACAATTCATTCACAGGTACAAGATTTGAGTGGTTTCAAACTCTTGGACAAAAAGTACAAAAAGTATCCAATGAGATTCATAGATTAACTCTTAGAGGTGGTGCTAACTTCTTAGTTTGTTCACCTAAAGTAGCTACAATCCTTGAATCACTACCAGGATATAACTCAAAAGCAGAAAATGCAGCTAGCAAATTCGCTATGGGTGTATCTCAAATTGGTTCAATTGATAGTAGATACACAGTTTATAAGAATCCTTATATGACTGAAAACACTATCTTAGTTGGATTTAGAGGTTCAAACTTCCTTGAAACAGGTGCGGTATACGCTCCATATGTTCCATTGATTATGACTCCTCTAGTGTACGACCCAACTGACTTCACTCCAAGAAAAGGTGTGATGACCAGATACGCTAAGAAAATGATTAGACCAGAGTTTTATGGTAAAATCTATGTAGAAGGGTTAGAAAGACTTTAATAATTAATTAAAGTATCTTAAACTTAAAAGGGTGGGAATTATCTCACCCTTTTTTGTGCAAAGTTTATATTTATATATGAAGAATAATACCCATTTAGGAGAATTTTGATGGCAGATAAATTTACATTCGTATATGAAGACCCTACAAGTGAAGATCAAATTACAGGTTCTACACCATACGGAACATATGACACAGATACAACATTTCAAAGTGAAAGTATAGGTATTTGCAAATTTGTTTCTCGTAGATTGGGGCATCCAGTTATGCAAATCGAAATGAATAGTGGTTCTATATATGCTATGTTTGAAGAGGCTGTTAATGAATACTCTCAACAAATGAATCATTATAATATGAAGAATTGGATGTGGAACTCCTATGGAACTGAAGATAGAAAGAGTGGTTCTGAGTATGGTAATTCAGGTTCAGAATCAATGGGAACAGGTTCTTTTGAACCTCAAACTCCGAGTATGGGAACAACATTCATGTTATCAGAACAATATGGGCAAGCTGCTCTCGTTGGGGGTAACTCAACCTTATATTCAGGTTCAATTACATTAAGTTCATCCAAACAAACATACGACTTGAGTTCAGAAGGAAATTTTGAAAGTTCTGTTGGTAGTACTGATAGAGTAGAAGTTCAAAGAGTATTTAATTACGGACAGGCAGCTATATCAAGATTTTATGACCCATTTGTTGGTTCTTTCGACCAACAACAAATGTTAGATAATATGGGTATGGGTAATGTATCACCAGCTATATCATTTATATTGAGACCTATTCATCAAGATATATCAAGAGCACAAGCAATTGAAACAAGTGATAAAGTTAGAAAATCAGCATATACTTTTGAATTGGTAAATAATAAGTTAAGAATCTTCCCAATACCAAAAGATACAGACGCAGGTGATAAAATATATTTTCAATATTTTAAAAGAAGTGAATTAAGGTCTACTACCAATGATTCAGTACAAGGTAAAGTATCAGACCCATCAAATGTACCATATCAATTTATTACATATGAAGAGATAAATGCAGCTGGTAGACAATGGATAAAAAAATATACATTAGCACTATCAAAAGAATTGTTAGGAATAATTAGAAGTAAATATGCTTCAATGCCACTTCCAAATGGTGAAGTAAACCTTGATGGTGAAGCATTAAAATCAGAAGGTAGAGAAGAGAAAGACCAATTGTTAACAGAACTAAAAGAATTTTTAGAATCGGTAAGTTTAAAAGAACAAGCTGTTACTGAACAAGAGGTGGCGGATGCAAATCAACAAGTTCTAAATAAAGCTCCTCTTGGGATTTATATAGGATAATATTATGGCAAATAAACCATTTTTTGTACCACAAAAAGAAGTAAATTTAATTGATTCTATGAATGAAGAATTGATTGATGAGATTGTAGGACAAACTGTTGACATATATAAAATATCAGTAGA